TAAATAGTTACTTCCTGACATAGCAGCATCAGCACCATAAGTTAAGATCACAGATGCCCAATCATAAGCTACACCATTTATTGTTGTGTTATTTTGTAATATCATTGTCTTTTTATATTTTTATTAATGTATTAATGTGTATTGTGCATTTACTGATGGATAAATTTGTAAGAAAGCAGGATATTCAAAATCATAAACTAGATAAGTTAATGTAATGTCTGTAAATTCTACAGTAACATTAGCACTTGCATAACCAGTTTCCCAAAGTTGAGTTTGTTCTCTTGTTGCTAAGATAGTAATTATATTAGTATCAGTAGTCAAATTTCCATAACTTGTACCCATATTATTCAATGAATACTTTGCAATTACAGTATTATTTCTTGATAATGTAACAACTATGTTAGTTACATCAGTTCCAGATACATCAACTGCAATACCACTTTCATCCACTACTGGAATTTGCATTGCAATTGATTCTCCTTGTCTTATTTGATATTTGGTTGTACTCATATTATTTTTTATTTTCTATTAATGTCCAATTTTTATGTGATTTTCTTTTCTTGTTAGCAATTCTCCAAGCACAAGATTTATGTATATTATATTTAGTATAAAAATCAAAAACTATTCCTTCGAATATCTCAAATGTTAATGTATTATAAAACGTATAAATTTCTTTTTTTAAACTATATATATTTCCTATTTTACTTAACGACATTTTATCTTTTGTTTCTTGATTGTGTTTATAATTTTTCAAATGAGATTCACCTCCATCTGTCATATTATAACCATTTATTCTATTACTATTCCAATATTTAATCCAGTATTTTTCTTGTTCATTTAAATCATTGTTATTACACTCTGCTAAAACTTCCCATTCAAAATTATCAAATCCATACTTTTGTATAGCCTTATGAAATATCATATTGTATTTATTAGAGTTTGCATCGCATTTATGCTGTGCTATTCTCAAATCTATTTTGTTTATAGTCTGTCCAATATAACATTTATTGTTAATTTTGTTTGTTGCTTTATATATAAGTCCCATAAAAATTATTTAATTTAAAGTGATGTACTAAAGCCAATTGTGACGGAAATAGTTCTAGCAGTTCCGTAAGGAATTAATAGAATAGTTACTTCTAATTTAGAATTTACTAATATATTTTGAGCTGAGTCAATAAATACATCACCTGCACTTATTTCACCTTTTCCAATCATTAAATCAATAGGTTTTAAAGCAGCATTTCTAAAGAAAGCTATCATTGTACCATCAATTGTACCATTAGATTTTATCTTAATAGGTCTATTTAATTGTGGAATTAAAGCTGTTCTTACTCCTCTAATTGCTTTATCAATAGTTCTTACTTCACTAATATAAGCATAATCAGATAAAATTGAATCTGCTGTATGATTATCATTAAAATAAGTACCTGAAATACCAATATGTTTAACACCAAATATATATCCTTTTGCGTTAATATCAGTTAAATTCTGTTTTGTTAATGATGTATATAAATCACCATTTACAAAAGCTATAGTTTCTAGTTCTCCACCAGATGCTACATTGAATTTTTCAACCCAAGCTATAGATTCTTGTACTTTTGATGCAGAAATTGCACCAACCAAAGCTCCTACTGCAGGAATTGAATTTCCTTCTGATGTGAATAATGCTTTACCAACATTATTACCATCTTGTAAAAGTGTTACTGATACTTTTGGACTTACTGTTGATAATGTTCTTAAACTATCTAAAGTAGTTAAATCTGAATAAGTAGAACCAGTAAAATCTGCTCCATAAACTGCTGATAAAGGCATATGATCAGTTTCACAAGTTGCACAAACACCTTGTACTAATTCTACCTGAGCTGTATCATAATCGTTTTTAGTATTGTAAACACCTATTTGTCTAATTTCACCTTCTGCAAATACTTGCATAGTATAAATTTCGTTAAAATTTAATGCTACTGGAGATATTAATTTAGTTGTATCATTATATAAACCTACAAATAATTTACCTGTTGGATTTATTCTAAAATATTCGTTTATTTGATACCAATATTCTTTTGCTAATACATTAGTTTCACTTAATCCTGTTGCAATTACATCTGACATTCTATTGAAAGATATAATTCTATTAGTTTGTGTGAAAGTGGTAATGCCATTAGTAGTGAATGTGGTATTATCTTTAAATTTTGCATCATAGATAAGTAAACCAGATACATAGTCAGTATCACCTGCTGTTCTACCTAATCCACCGTTCCCTTTGATAAAGACGATGTCATTTAAATTTGCCATAATTTTATTTTTGTTTTTATTAATTTATTAATTTATTATATACCAATTTTTATAAGAATCTCTTAATCCTTTAAAAAGATTTGCAGTATTACTTCTAGCCAAATCTTTATATGTAGAACTAAATTCTAATCTAGTACCATAAAACATTCTTCCATCATTGTTTATTAGAAAGTATTTACTTTTATCAGCATTTCCATTAAATTCCCCTTTTTGGTTTAATTTTTTTCTTATTCCATTAAGATATTGTTGTTTTGTATTAATAGACCTTTGTTGTTTTTGTAAATCTGTTTCTTTTTTACCTTTTTGTGCTAATGCCATTTTTATTCTAGTAGACTCTGATACAATTGATTTATCATCAAAAAAATATCTTAAATTATAACCATTAGGGGCTAATGTATTTAATTTATTAATATAAAAAGCTTCTACTCTACATAAATCGGCATCTAGTATATTATCTTCTAATATTGACCATTCAAAATTTTCCCATCCATATTTTCTAATTGCATTATATAAATAATAATCCAATTTAGTATAGAAAGCTGCTTTATAATGACCTTCTTGTCTAGCTGATAATGTTTTAGATGTTTCACCAACATATTTATTATCGTTTATTATATTCCTTATTAAATAAATTAACCCCATATTTTATATTTATTTCTATCTTATTGACATTCAATGTTTTAACTATCCTTCTTTGATTGCTACTACACCAATTTGAGATGTTCTTGCTTTACTTGCACCTGCTCTTACTAATGCAGAAAATACAGTTGCGTAGTATTCTGGACGTACACCACCATCAAATATTTGTATTCCACCATTAGTTCTTGAACCCATAGCAAAACGTACAAAATCTGGATGCCAACATAAGATACCTAAGTTAGTATCAGTAGTAACTGCTTCGGTTGGATTTAATACCAAACTTGCAGAACCTTCATCATAAGCTAAAGCTCTTGATCTCATAAATACATCAAATCCACCTACTCTACCAATTGAACCATTAGTCAAAATACCTGATTGTAAAGTGTAAACATCTTTAAATTCAGCCATTGTTAATAGATCTTGATATAAATAAGCATCAATTAACATTTTTCTACCTTCGATAGGTACATTCTGTGCATTTAATTTAGCAGAAGCTTTTAAAATGTCAGCATAAGTTAATTTCAAACGAGTTGAAGTTTGACTTGGATGATAAGCATTTCTACTAGCACCAGTTGTTTCAATAACGTTAGTACTTAAAGTAGGAGCCCAAGCATAAGCTATCCAATCAGCTACTTCTGTATTCAATGTATTAACCATTGCTTTCATAATAGACATTCTCTTATCATATGAAAATTCAGCAGATTCAACGTCTTTTACGAACATTGGGTCAGTTGTATATTCATCCATAGAGTAAGTTAATTCGGTATCAGTTCTTTGAGAAACAGATGCTGGGAATGAACTTCTATTTTTTGTTACAGCAGGAATAGTACCAGCTTGAGGTAAATGAATAGTTTTGTTTTCTACAAAAGCTGTATCATTTATTGCATTTCTATAAAATTCGTTTACTGGGAATAATACTTCTTCAATACTATTTACCCAAATTTCTGTATTTAACATATATGTGTTTTATTTTGAGTTATTTATAATTTTCACAAATATCCAGTTGTGATCTGTTTTTCTTTTGCCATTAATTAATGAAAATGGACGCCCCATTCCCTTTACTTTTGCTTCTATTTGAGTTCCCTCAAATAATTTTATTTATATTCAACTTTATATTCATCAAAATATAATTTATTGAACATTGGTTTGTTATTTAATTTTAATTCTTTTAATCCTGTAGGATCATTCTTTTGATACCATTTCCAATCTTTATTTACAGAA